AGATATGAAGTATGAAAACGATAGTGAGGGCGATGCTACTTACTACACATCTACTTTTCACACCTCAGTAAATCAAAAAGATTACGATGCAGATGGAAATGTAACAGCAACTAATTTTACGTTAAAAGCTAAAGGTAGTTGGAGTAATGCTGACTTAGTAGCAATATGTCCTGTTTCAAATTGGGACACAGTGTTTGCTAGTCAAGTGGATTCAGTTATTACAAATCCACCTTCAGAAAATACACCAGACAACGATTTTAACGTACCTAGTTAATGGCAGAAGTAACAGTACATAATATGCCTAGTGTTTTTGTTATGGAAACACAAATGCCAGAAGGTATGGTGAATGACTTAAATGATTATCTTGACGAATACGTTGAAGATGAAAATAAAAAATCTTTAGCAGATACTTTGGTTGGGCAAATAACACAAGGCGAACAATTACTTATGGAGAATGATGATCCTAGAGTAAAAGAATACACGGATTTTGTATGTGGTTTGGGAGCAGATTATATTAATTTCTTCTCTCAGAATACTGGTTCAATGTTGAAAACACCTAAAGCCGTAGCGGTTGATGAAACGTGGTCGGTACATAGTTACGAAGGCGACTACAACCCTATACACGATCACGGCACTAAAACTATTATGGGTATATCTACGACTAGCTGGACAAAAGTTCCACAACAAATACTAGATCAACCTGTAGCTGGATCACCTAACTATTCTTTATATAACACGTCAGGTGATTGCGATGGGTATATAGCATTTCAATATGGGTTGAATCAATTAATGGACACAGATAGATTGAGACCACCTCAGTCTTTTGTTATGCAACCAGAGGTAGGGAAGTTGTTGGTTTTCCCTTCATGGTTGCAACACATGGTATATCCTTTTAAGGGAGAAGGCGAAAGAAGAACTGTTGCTTCTAACCTTAATTGTTGGGATGTATCTCAAGAACCAACACAAGAAGAAGGAGAATAATATGTTAGATACAATACTAACGATCATTCAATTAGCACCTTGGGTTATTTCAGGAGCATCTTTGATTTGCGCTTTAACACCTACACCTAAAGACGATCAAATAATTGGTAAGGTTTATAAATTAATTGATTGGTGTGCAATTAATGTAGGAAAAGCCAAAGAAAAATAAAATGCCATTAGCTAGGTATACATTAAAGCCCGGCATCAATAAAGAAATAACTTCTTATAGTAATGAAGGAAGTTGGTTTGACTGTGACAAAGTAAGATTTAGAGATGGCAGACCAGAAAAAATAGGTGGTTGGGTAAAAAAATCAATTAATTCTTTTTTGGGTTCAGCCCGCAGATTGCATCAATGGGTTTCTCTTGATACAGATAAATTAGTTGGATTAGGAACTCATTTAAAATTATATATATTACAGGGTGATGGTTATAATGATATAACTCCTATTCGTGCAACAACAACAGATGGAATTACTTTTGCTGCAACTAATGGTTCATCAACAATAACAGCAACAGATTCAAGTCATGGAGCAGTTCAAGGTGACTTTGTAACTATAAGTGGAGCAGTAAGTTTAGGAGGCGTTGTAACTGCTGCTGTATTAAATCAAGAGTATGAAATAGCAACTGTTCCTGATGCAAACACTTATACGTTTACTGCTAAAGATACTTCTGGTGATACTGTTACTGCCAATTCTAGTGATTCAGGAAATGGAGGTTCTGGGGTAGATGGTGCTTATCAATTAAATATTGGTGCAGATAATTATACAAGTGGCTTTGGTTGGGGTTCTGGTTATTGGGGACAAAGTACATGGGGTGGTGGTATAAATAGTTTTACTTCTCAATTAAGGCTATGGACATTAGATAATTTTGGTGAAGATTTAATATGTAATCCTAGAGGTGGTGGTATTTTTTATTGGGATAAAACAAATGGAGTTACAACAAGAGCAGTTAATTTTACAGCTTTAAGTGGTGCATCAGATGTACCAACAGCATGTAATCAAATATTAGTTTCAGAAATAGATAGACATATCATATGTTTAGGTGCAAATACTATAAGCACAAGCACACAAGACCCTATGTTAATTAGGTGGTGCAATCAAGAAGATGCAGCACAATGGACACCTAAGACAAATAATACAGCTGGAAGTATGAGACTTTCTTCTGGTTCTGAAATAATTGGTGCAATAAGAACAAGACAAGAAATAGTTATATTTACTGATAATGCTTTATATTCTATGCAATTTATTGGTCCACCTTTTACTTTTGGAATAAATTTAATTTCAGAAGGCGTAAGTATGGTTTCTCCACAAGCTTGTGTAAACGCTAATAATGTTGTTTATTTTATGGACCAAGATAATTTTTATATATATTCAGGTGGCATTCAATCGTTGCCTTGTTCAGTAAGAGCATATGTATTTGATGACTTTAATTACTCACAAACATGGAAAGTATTTGCTAGTAGAAATGCACAATTTAATGAAGTGTCTTGGTTTTATTGTTCATCAGATTCAGATGAAATAGATAGATATGTTACATATAATTATTTAGATAAGAATTGGTCTATAGGAACTATGGATAGAACAGCATGGATAGATTCTGGTGGTGCTACTTCATATCCAATATCAGCTGGTGCTAGTGGAACAACAAGTAATTATCTTTATAACCAAGAGTTAGGTTCAAATGATGATGGTTCTGCTATGACAGCTTATATTGAAAGCGCAGACTTTGATGCTGGTGATGGAGATCAGTTTATGTTTATAAGAAAATTAATACCTGATGTAGCTTTTATAGGAACTGAAACAAGTCCTGAATTAACTTATTCAATAAAAACAAGGGATTACCCATTAGGAACTTTAACTACAGCAACTACTGCAACTGTTACATCAACAACAGGAGTTGCTAATATTAGAGCAAGAGCAAGACAAATGAGGGTAAGAATTGAAAGTACAGATACAGACAATACATGGCGTTTAGGTGATACAAGATTTGATATTGCAGTAGATGGAAGGCGATGAGTGATAAGGCATTTAATTTAAACACACCTTTAGAACTACCTCCAGAGGAATATAGTCCTGAATATTTTAATAGAATAATAAATCAACTGCGTTTAAACTTTATACAAATTTAATCACCTAGTGATATTAGATCAATACAAGAAGCTTTTGATTGGTATATAGCATAATGGCAAACAACTACACACAAGTAATAACTACATTAGCATCAACTGATGCTACAAGTGTATACACAGTACCTAATGATAAAGTTGCTATTGTTAAGACACTAAGTGCATATAATGTAGATGGTAGTAGTGCAATGACTTTAACTGTTCAGGTGACAGATACAAGTGCAAGTGCTACAGTAACATGGGATATCGAATCTATTGCTGCGACAACTCGCAAAGGTTTTTTAACTAACGGAGAGGTTTTAGTTTTAGATGAATCAGATATAATAAAGCTGACTGCAAGTACAGCCGATAAATTTCACATCGTTATAGGTGTGTTGGAAATAGATTAGGAGACCACTATGAGTAACTTTCCACTTAAAGATGCAGCAGATCACTTAGCCACTAGAGGGCGTTATGGTGATTCTATGTTGGTACATATGAACCCCATAGAAGTAGATGCTTTGTCTAAACTTTCCCCTACGGGACAATTAACTATTAACCCAGATACAGGGCAACCTGAAGCATTCTTACCATTATTAGGTTCTATGCTTGCACCAACTTTACTAGGTGGTACAGCTTTAGGCGCAGCATTAAGTCCATTAGCTGCATCCGCAATAGGTACTGGAATAGGTACTATAGCTGAAGGCGGTAGTCTTAAAGAAGGTATAACAGCCGGACTTATGGGTGGATTAACAGGAGGTTTACTAGGTAAGATGATGCCAGCAACTGGAACTGAAGTAATAGATGCAGCTACAGGAGAAGCAACACAAGCAGCATTACCAAAAACATCAACTATAGCTGATCTTAATAAAGCAACTGGAGTAACAGGAGATACAGGATTCTTTTCACGTATTGGACAAAATTTAGGATTTGCAGAAGGAGCAAAAGGTGCAGCTTTAGAAACAGCAACTCCTACAGGATTAACACAAACACAAGCAATGATGGGACAAGCTTTACCAGCAGCTGCATCAGGAATAGTTGGTGAAATGTACGTACCATATGATATGGAAATGCCTGAAGATGATGACCCATATCCATATGAAGGACCATACAT